GTAGGTTGAGTGTTGCTACTGTGAGATATTTGCAGCCCAAAGCTTGTAGTCGACCAAACACTCTTGTTCAGTTTGGTAACGAGTACTACTAACGAATCCTTGACTATCCCAATCAATAATCCGCTTTCCGAACCTAGCCACGCCACATTCCTCGTCGCTAGCTTCCTCGTCTGGCGTCATACCTTCATTCATTCGATACCACATATACGCGGTAATCGGTGAATCAAACTTAGTAACGTATGATTCCTTGATCGCTGTAAACATTATTCCTCCAGTCCAATATCAACAGTTCACGCCACTATCACTAATGGCGTGAGTGTTGCTATTGGAGGTATGAGAATGCATAACACAGTGCAGCGGCTAACCGTTAACTGTCAGCTAGCTCACACTGTTTCGCCGCGGATTGTCGTTTGACCATACCATCTATCAAACCAAAACGGCTACGTCTAAGCGGCTAGCAACCTGTTTCCAAGTCTGTCCAGGCAGTTAGCCGCTGCACTGTGTCATGCACTCTCAATTGTCAAGGTTCCCGCTGCACTCATCACGCATACGGTCACATGTCTCCGTGCCGTTGTCCGTGTCAGCAGTTCTACACCCGGATTGTCGCACCATTCCACCGATTTATCAACCCCTATCAGTCATTTTCTTGTGGATAACCTGTGTAAATCATCATCACATCATCAACTGATCGACCATCCACAATCCACAAGCTATCCACAACCACCTACCAACCATCGTCGCAGCGTATCCTATGTTTCGATCCAACGTCATTGCTACTGATCCACAGCTTATCCACAACCACGGCTACCAGCTTGCTTATCCACAGGCTGTGGATATCTCACTATCCCACTGGCCCAATGGCTTCATGGCTGTATAGAGAAGGGCGGGGTTTTCAATCGACCAAATCGCACGCATCCAAATCCTGAAAGTACAAACGCGAAAACGCATTTTAACTTTGCTAATGGACTATAGCATCAGAAAGACAGATATCCCCTAGTCAGTGGGCAATTATACCCAAACCAACAGGGGATTGATAAGCAGAGAAAATAGGTTTATAGTGGAAATACAAATAGAATTAGTCGAAAGGAAGTCGGGTGGATGGAAGTAATTGGAATAGTCTCCCTGGGTTTAGTCCTGATGATCCTGATATTGATATTAGTAGCTATCTGGATGATAGTGCCGAAGATTTTGGATCTGATTCGGGATTTATCGAATCAGGCGAATACGGCGATAAAGGACACGTGGGATCTGGCGATGTTAGGCAGGACTCAGGAACAAATAACAACGGAGCAAAAGGAAGTAGTAAATCAGCAAGACGAGGCGATGTTCGCTTGGGAGGAAGTGAAGAGGAAAAAGAACGGCAAGGACTCGGACAATTCGGACCCAATGCTCGACACGTTGACGAGAGAGGGGATGGAGGATCTGGAAATGCAGGAAACGTTGAAACGGATAAGGGAATACGACAAATCCGTGGGAGTAACGAACGACGACGAGATAGCGAGAGAGTTGATAACAGGGAGCAAAAATCCGATGAGCTTTCTAGACTTACGACGACAGGGAGGCGGATCTATCTTAGAAGAAATGTAGTTGTCCAGAAAAATGCTAGGAGGACTGTCCCGGATTTTCAGAAAGCTGTGTTTGAGGCAGCGTTAACGGAGGCGAAGTTTGGGGTTAATGGAGATATGTTGATTAGGTTTTCGGTTGGTCCGGAGTTTGCGGATGAGGCGGTGGGGTTACGGAAAGCGTTTGGATTGCAATTGACGTTAGGGATTTATAGGAAAAGATATGTGAAAGAGAATCCGGATGAGGTAGATCATGAGTGAGCATGATGTTCATGATGTCCATGATGTCCATGATGTCCATGATGTCGAGGAATCAGGGATTGATTATGCGATTGAGAGGATGCTTGCTAAGGGATTATCAGCAGCGGCGGTTACTAATATCTTAGGGGTTGATCTTGAGTATGTGCAATCATTTGATATTGCCCGTGGAAATATCATCTCGGATGAAGATGAGATATCAATTAAAGCTAATCAACTTGCCATCCGCGCCTTGGATGAAGGATTACGGATACTTGATGAAGGTTCATTACCAGCTCGGATTCGGCTTATAACATCAATCCAAGGTCACTCTCTCCGCACATTGCGACAAGAGCAGCCGAAGGAATTGCAGGCATTGCAAGAGGAAATGCGGGGGTTGTTGGCAGAGATTGGTATTGATTCATCTGATCCGGAATCCATCTATGGAGAGTATGCAGGAGATGACGCAGCTTTCGTCGGCCAGGTTGAAGTTGATTCCGCTGTTGAAGAGGTTGACGATAGTAACTAAGGATTTGAAAGTAGAGCGGATCGGGTTTGATGGGGAGTTTTCCTGGGCGCAGATACCGTATATTAATACGATAGAGCATGAGTATAATCAGGGTAAGCCGGTTAGGATTATTATCCTAAAGGCCCGGCAGTTAGGGATGTCGACGATAACTGAGGGAGTTTTATTCAATTGGTGTTTTATTCATCCTGGGACTGAATCGTTGGTGATTGCGCATGAGTCTCGGGCATCGGAGGGACTGTATCGTAAGACTCAGATGTTCTGGCAGACGTGGCCGTTTCGACCGTTGTTCCATACTTCTAACTTATCACTTCGGCGGATTGCGTGGGAGGAAACTCGATCCGCTATTCAGATTGCTACGGCAAAAAACATTCAGTCCGGGAGATCATTAACGATCCATGCGTTGCATGCGTCGGAATGTGCGTTCTGGGAAAATGCCGAACAGTTGATGACCGGATTATCTCAGACGATTCCGGAGAAGCATGGATCGTTAGTAGTTATTGAGTCAACTGCTAATGGGGTTGGGAACTGGTATCATGATTCATGGGAAGCAGCGGTTGATGGGGATTCGGATTATATTCCGTTGTTCTTTCCGTGGTATAAGCATCCGGAGTATCGGGTTGTTAATTCTGTTTTACAGTTAACGGATCTTAATGCGGAGGAAAAGGATTATTATAGATTAGGAGTAGACCTGCCGCATCTTGAATGGCGGCGGTGGATGATTCCTAATAAGATGCAGAATTCAGAGGAGAATTTCAAACAGGAGTATCCTGCTACTCCGGAAGAGGCATTTCTAACAACCGGACGAAATGTTTTCCCGTTGGATAAGTTGGCGGATTGTTATGATTTCAATCCCGGAGCAAAGGGGAGATTATTTAAGAATGGGTCACAAGTCATCTTTAAGCCTGATCCCGCAGGACCACTTACTCTTTTCAAATATCCGGCCAAGGATAAGAACTACGGACAGTATTTTGTGGCGGGAGATCCAACCCACACTACTTCCGGAGACAATGCATGTATTCAAGTCATCAATAGACGGACCTTCGAGCAAGTCGCAGTTTGGCACGGAAAGATTGATCCAATTGCTTTTGCTGACGAATTACTCAAGGTGGCGATTTATTTTAATGAGGCCACTATTACGACGGAGATTGAAGGTCCTGGTTATGGAACTATATCCCGGCTTAAGACTCTCGGTTATGATAAGATATGGCAACATAGATGGGCAGATAAGGCACAGGGAAAAGTTGGTACTTCGCTAGGATGGTCGACTAACTTTAATAGGAAGCATCAAGCGATTGGGCAACTATTATATCTGATTGTTGATAACTCCATTCTCCTCCATGATGCGATCACGTATCGGCAGATGCGGAACTATGTGACGAAAAATGAAGGGGAAATGGGGAATAATCGTGGTGTTGAGAGATATGATGATGCGGTTATGGCGATGGCGATATGTGTTACATGCTCGATTACAGAGGGTCCGGTATCTGTGATTGATGATAAGCGGTCTACGGAAGGTGGGATTATGATTCCTAGAACAATTGAGCAGGATCTAGTCAACTGGTCGTGACGATGATATAGTCAGCGTTTATGGCGCTATACGGATATCGCTGTTCTCATTGTGGGTATGAAGCGGATAGTTTGATTCGGGATGATGAATTATTCTGCATCTCGTGTCATGTGAGTTTGAAACGGGATTATCGGTTTAACGTCCAGCCGGGATTTCAGGAGCATTTCAATACATCCACTGGCCGGTATGTTTCTAATCGCTCGGAATTCAACGACCAGCTTCGCCGAGCATCCGATGCTCATACCGAATACACAGGCATAGAGCATAATTTCAAACCCGTTGATCCGTATGACCATGCTGCATTCGGATTATCCGATGATGATGTAGCGGATGGTCGAGAGACATTTAACCGAGCTATTACGGACGGCAAAGTAACTCCGCAGGAGTTAACAAATGTCACCTAGTCTTGGATTGCTTAATAAGGATTCTGATTGGACGTTAATCTCCGAACTTGAATCATTATACGTCCGAGCCCGGACATTCAAGCGGCAGTATTACGGACAGTGGCGCAGGAATTACTTATTACTGAACGCTAAGATGTGGAGCGAGAACCGCCCATCTTGGATGCCAAGTCCTGTCGATTCTGAAATCTACCCAATCATCTCATCCTACATCGCATGGATGATGGACCAGCAAGTCTCATTCTCCGTTTCCCCGGCTGCAAATCCTCATACCCCCTTCGCATCCTACATGAATAAGTTAGCAGTTGATCTCGAAACCGTCCTCGAATCTAACTGGGAACTAAATGATTATCGCTCCCCAATCCAACTCGCATTATGGGATGCAACACAATGCGGTTCCGGGATTCTAAAAGCCGTTTGGGATACTGGTTCCGATGGCGGATTGGGCAATGCACTAATCAAGCGTATCGACCCGTGGAATTTCTACCCTGATCCTAACGCTACATCAATGGATGATGCTAACTTTTTCATCGAAGTAAAACGTCTTAGCTTCGATGAGCTACAACGCCATTATCCTCTCGCTTATGACAACATCATGTATAACGTGAGAGTATTAGAAGATGGTGCATCCGGGCCGGGAGATGATCCCCGGCCTTTTATTTATGATAATTCCCGCCGTCCAATGACCAACCTCGGCGCATTACCCGGCGGTTCTGGCCAATACGGCTTACCCGGTCAATCCCGCATGCATGCAACCAACGTTCCCGGTATCAATGTCTACGAATGTTGGATCCGGGAAAACAACATTGAGACTGATCTAACCCCCGACACCGACCCATTATCCGACCTCTCTAATAATTCCCCGCTTATCTCTGACCGTTGGCGTGTAGTTGTTCATGCAGCCGGCGTTGTATTAATGGATGAATTAGCAATT